AGTATTGGAGATTATTCAGACGCATGTTAGTGATGCTGAAACACTCCACAAAATTGCCGGAGAATTCGAGGCTATTCTCAATCCCGAGACACCGGCCATTACACAAGCTCAACCTGTGGACGAGGATTAAATTATGGCTACTTCTACGACCAGATTATCATTAAGGAAACCAGAACCCACAGATACCGTTAATGTCACTACAGACATCGGCGGGAACATGGATGTGATTGACAGGGAAATAGGGATGGAGGTTCGCAGCGATTTCCCTGTTTCTCCTTATAATGGCAAGATTGTGTACCGGAGTGATTTAGGCAAATCCTATGTCTATCAGACACCATCGTGGAGGGAATTTGTTCTTGTTGAGAACATTATGAGTCCTCAGCAAGTATCGAATACTACTCAGGTACAGACTACCTCGACTACCTTTGTGGCTGGTAGCCCTGTTGTGTCTATTACCTTCAATGCTCCTGCTTCAGGTGCTGTGTATGTCACTGTAGGCGGTGCGTGTGAGGCTACAGCACCAGTATCCGCAGCAGTGACGTATGAGATGAGGGAAACGAATGCTAACGGGACGATCGTTCAGGCGGCTAACGATGAGCGTAGTTTCGGTGTCCAGGACCAATTTTGGGTTAGGGGTTGTAACCGGTCAATTGTGTCGGGGCTTACACCTGGGCAGCAGTATTTTGTGCGGACTATGCACCGGGTGAGTGGGTCTGGCACGGCAACAATATTCGCTCGTAGCCTCATGGTTGAGCCTGTTTTGAACTGGAGCCCGTAAGAATGGCAGAGCAACCAACTTATAGTGCGCAGCAGGCTCTGCGCTTGCATGAGTTTTCTGATAAGGATTCTTCGCCTTTGGCCCAGCATCACACGCTAGGCCCGAGAAGGCATCAGGCTAGTCCCGGTAACCATAACCATGATGGGAGCACAAGCCCCAAGTTGGGGGCGGGGAAAGGGTTAACTCTTACTGGATCTACGGGCGGGAATGTCGCCCTACAGAATCTTATTGCAATGTTGCAGCAGGTTATAGAGTTTACCGACAACACCACGTGATAGGGAAACGATGGCACCGAGGAAGAACAATAGTCTCCAGCTTACAGAGATGTTCAGGGATTTACAGGAGGGTATTCGTGCCTCCGCTGTAAGCCCTAATATTCTCGCCTACAAACCTCACCCGAAGCAGGAGGAATTTCACCGTGCAACCACGAAGGGCCGATTATATATCGGTGGTAACCGAGGCGGGAAAACGGTTGGCGGAGCTACTGAATCAATCTGGTGGTGTTCTGGAACTCACCCATATCAACGTGTTCCACGACCTCCAATCAGGGGACGCTGTATTAGCGTTGACTTCACAAACGGAGTTGAGGCAATCGTTAAGCCGGAGATTAAAAGGTGGATTGCCCCCTCAATGCTCATTAATGGTTCGTGGGAAGACTCTTACAATACGAATACCCGAACACTCACTTTCAGCAATGGATCATTTCTTGAATTCAAGTCTTATGACCAGGATCTAGACAAGCATGCTGGTACCTCCCGGCATTTCGTTTGGTTTGACGAGGAACCACCACACGCCATTTTTGAAGAGAACATGATGCGCCTCATTGATACTGATGGTCATTGGTGGCTCACTATGACGCCCGTGGAGGGGTACACGTGGACCGCAGAAGAGTTATATGAGCCTGCTCTCAAGGGTCAGAAAGAGATCTACGTGGTTCAGGTGGACATGCTGGATAACCCCTATCTGAACCATAAGAGTATTGAAGAGGCCATGTCTCATCTCAGCCCTGAGGATCGTGAAGCCCGCCAAAAGGGTATCTACGTGATGCAGGGTGGTTTGATTTTCAAGAAATTCAGGGGTGATATTCACGTCAGAGAAGATATGATGTTTGATCCCCGTGACCCGAATGTGCGTTTCTATGCGTCAATGGATCACGGTATTAACAACGCTACCGCTTGGCTGTGGCATCTTGTCCACGATGATGGGACCGTATTCACATTCAAGGAGCATTATCAGGCTGATTGGACTATCCGCCAGCATGTCCGCGAAATCAAAAAGATCGAGTACGGGATTGGGAGAATCCCGGAATTACGGGTGGGTGATCCAAGCATTAAACAGCGCGAGACACAGACTGGCCTGTCCAACCAGATTGCCTATTCTCAGCTAGGTATCTATATCGCCCCGGCGAACAACAATATTGATGCCGGTATTGCCAAGATGCAGGATTATCTGTATTGGGATGAGAAAACTAAGCCGAAATGGTACATCCATGACTCGTGCTATAATCTGATCAAGGAAATGCGCAAGTATCGTTGGAAGGAATGGGATTCCCGTAAGCTCAAGGATAAGAACAACAAGAGGGAACAGCCACACCAAAAAGACGATCACGCCATTGACTCAGCCCGATACTTATTCTCTTTCCTGCCTGACCTTAAGAGAGAACAAGTAAAGGAAGACAAGAGAAGACTTAATGAACAGATTGCCGCCCAATTGCGGGCTGTTCCGTCCATTGACCTGATGGCACCAAGAATAGATACCAACCTGCTATCACGGCCAAGAGTTCACACTGAATGGAACGAGATTGACGATGGGATGCACTAAGTATGGTTGAGGAGCGCTTTCAGGTTGTTGATAGTCAGTCCGTCAAACTGCCAGGCAAATGCCTGATCTGTGGGTATGGGGAAGACTCCCGGCCTTTCATTGATTTAGGTGTGCAAGTCAAAAGATACGGCAGACTGTACTTCTGCGTAATGTGCTTTAGGGAATGTGAGAAGGTTGTTAATTCTACACTCGGTGCTCCTACTAGTGGCGGTACTCCTGAGTTCAGGACTGACCTACTGGATGATGCACCAAAACCAACGCCACCTAAAAGACCTGTTGGACGCCCAAAGAAAACAGCAAACCGAACTACTAAACAGACTCCAAAGTAAAGACCTCCACGCATTCGCCACCATGCAAGCCAACACCAATCCCTCTGTAAGCTCAGACGAACCAATGTATCTCCGATCCGATGAGGCAGAGGCTAAGAGAATGGTGGAGATGTATGGAGCCAGCGCAGGGGTAGGGGACATTATCCTCAGTGACGATGACCAGGAAATTTTAGACTTTTTAGGTGGAACTAGGGAATGACAGAACAGACATTAGCTCAGGGTTTTACTGTCGGTCCTGAGTCCACGTCAAACCAAGACGCTAGCACTGAGCTATCAACCAACAAGGAACAGAAACGCATCGTTGATTGGGCGAAACAGCAATATGAGCGAGCAAAACAAGCCCGAGCAGGAACGGAAAGGCAATGGTATCTTAACCTTGCTTTCTACTTTGGGAAGCAAAACATGGTACCAAGACAAAACCAATCGCTTATTACTACTGCTAGCGGTACTTTATATACTCCACCTGCACCATACTACCGGGTTAGACCTGTCATCAATCGTATCCGGCCTACTATTCGCACTGAACTAGCTAAGCTTACAAGTCAGCGCCCAAATGCTTTCGTCATTCCTGCCTCGTCTGAGGATAGGGACCTGTTTGCCGCTCAGGCGGGGGAGCAGATTTGGGATTCTATCTATCGCAAGTACAACCTCAAGAATGTTATCCGTAAGGCACTGTTCTGGACATTGACATGTGGTTCTGGGTATATCAAATCCTATTGGGACCCCACGAAGGTGGACGAGGAAAACAATCAGCTTGGTGATTTCGCGTTTGAGCCCGAAACCCCTTTCCATGTTTTTGTTCCGGACTTGCGGGTACAGGAGCTAGAGGAACAACCATTCATTATCCACGCTCAGCTTAAATCTATTGACTGGGTGAAACTGAATTTTCCGGAACTCCATCTCAATATCCCGAATAAGGCGGGGGATGAGATCCTTGAAGATTCGTGGCTGAATATGGTTGGTGCCTCGTCCACGAATGACCAGCACAAAGTTCTCGTACTAGAGGTATGGGTTAAGCCTCATAGAGTGGCAATGTTCCCTGAGGGTGCCGTGTTCACCGTTATCGGTGATCAGCTAGCCCAGGGAATGTATGGATGGCCGTACGAACATAACCGGTATCCGTTCGCAAAGATTGACCACATTCCGGGCGGCAAGTTTTATGCTGACAGCTCAATTGTAGACTTGATCCCTTTGCAGCGGGAATATAACCGGACTCGGGGTCAAATCATTGAGGCTAAGAACCGAATGGCGAAGCCTCAGCTTGCCGCCGAGAAAGGTTCCATTGATCCAAGTAAGATTACCTCTGAACCGGGTCAGGTCATTCTCTATACTCCGGGATTCAATCCTCCTCAGCCTATCCCGTTACAGAACTTACCTGGCTACGTGCTCCAAGAGCTAGACCGGATTCTGTTGGACTGGGCCGATATCGCCGGTATCCATGAGGTCAGTCAAGGCCAAGTGCCGCCAGGGGTGACCGCCGCGACAGCTATCTCGTACCTCCAGGAGCAGGATGAGACCAAGCTCAGCCACACAGTAGACAGCCTAGAGTCAGCCATCGAGAAGACGGCACAGATGGCCTTGTCTTATGTGACACAGTTCTGGGACGCCTCCCGCACAGTGAAGGTCACTGGGATGGACGGGACCTTTGACGTGATGGCATTCCGTGGCTCAGACCTCAGAGGGAATACCGATATCAAGATTGAATCGGGTTCAGCTCTTCCAAC